CCAAAGAGTGTATCCTGTTAACGAAATCCAGAGGGCTGTCAGCACACTTAACGATCAAGTCACTGGTGGATACAGTGTTCTCGGCGAAGTTGATCATCCAGAAGGCCTTAATATTAACCTAGACCGTGTCAGCCACATGGTAAATGAAATGTGGATGGACGGACCGAACGGATACGGAAAATTAAAAGTATTACCAACCCCGATGGGACAACTTGTTAAAACAATGCTGGAAAGCGGAGTTAAACTTGGTGTTTCATCCAGGGGTTCGGGCAATGTTAAAGAAGACGGATCCGGTGAAGTATCAGATTTTGAAATCATCACAGTAGATATCGTAGCACAACCATCGGCGCCTGGAGCATATCCAGAGCCAATTTACGAACATCTTATGAACGCAAAAGGTGGTTTACAAGCATTAAACACAGCAAGGGACACAAAGGCACAAAAATACTTAAAAGAACAACTAATAAACATAATTGGAAAACTCCAATCTAAATAGGAGAAAATAAATGTTAGAAGCACTGAAATCACTTTTTGAAAACAACGCAATTTCGGAAGAGATCAGAGCAGAAATCGAACAAGCATGGAACCAGAAGGTTGAAGAAAACAAACTTTCTGCCACTGCTGAACTTCGTTCAGAGTTTGCTGAGAAGTATGAACACGACAAAGCAACTTTAACAGACGCTGTTGACAAAATGGTATCTGAAAGAATCGAAGCAGAAATGGCAGAGTTCGCAGAAGACAAGAAGCAATTAGCAGAAGAAAAAGTTAAGTATGCTACTGAAATCCGTGAACACTCAGACAAGTTGAAGTCGTTTGTTTTTGAACAACTTAAAGGTGAAGTTGCTGAATTACACGCAGACCAAAAAGTTATGGCAGAAAACTTCCAGAAACTTGAGGACTTCGTTGTTGATGCTCTATCTAAAGAAATCGCAGAGTTTCAAAAAGACAAGCAAGACGTTGCTGAGACAAAAGTACGTCTTATCAGAGAAGCGAAAGCACATTTTGAAAAAGTTAGAAATAACTTTGTGAAAAAAGGTGCTAGTAAAGTGTCAGAAGTAGTGGGCAAAACTCTACAAAAAGAGATTAGTTCATTAAAAGAAGACATTGAAGCGGCTCGCAAAAATGACTTTGGTCGCAGACTGTTTGAATCTTACGCACAAGAATACACACAATCATTCTTGAACGAAAAAGGTGAAACAGCCAAACTTCTAAAAGTAGTGGACATGGCGAAACTACAGGCAGAAGAAGCGAAGAAGACAGCCGATGAGAACAAAAAACAGGTTGAAGCAAAAGAAAAAGAAATTGTTACAATCAAAGAAGCGGCTGAGAGAGAAAAAGTTATCAATGAGTTAACAAAACCATTGAACACTGAACAAAAAGAAATAATGAACAATCTACTGGAGAGTGTGCAGACGGGTGCTTTACGAAAGCAATTCGAAAAGTACATTCCGTCCGTACTAAACGGTAGGACTCCAGCGAAAAAACAGGCTATAAATGAAGGCACAGAAGTAACAGGCGATAAACAAATTAACATTGTAAACGGCAGTCAATTCAACAGTAATATTGTTGACATTAGAAGACTGGCGGGAATCTAAAAACAAAGGAGAAAATAACAATGTCAGAACTAACAGAAACTCGCTGGCAGGACACAAAGAGTGCGTTATTAGAAGGCCTAACTGGAAATAAAAAAGCAGTTATGGCGGCTACTTTAGAAAATACGAAAGCGTATTTGGCTGAGGCGGCAACAGCAGGTGCTACATCGGCTGGTAACGTTGCTACTTTAAACAGAGTGATCCTACCGGTGATCAGACGGGTTATGCCTACTGTGATTGCTAACGAATTGGTTGGAGTTCAACCAATGACTGGCCCAGTTGGTCAAATCCACACACTAAGAGTAAGATATGCAGAAACGAACAACGCAACTGGAACATCAAATGATGTAACAGCAGGCGACGAAGCATTATCACCATTCAAAATCGGCCAAGCATATGCCGGTGACGGAACAAGTGGCCTTGCAGACGCGACAGCGGCTAAAGAGGGTACTGGTGGTAGAGCAATGTCAATCCAAATCTTGAAACAAACGGTTGAAGCAAAATCACGTAAGTTACAAGCAAGATGGACATTCGAATCTGCTCAAGATGCTCAAGCACAACAAGGTATCGACGTTGAGGCTGAAATCATGGCGGCATTAGCACAAGAAATTACTGCTGAAATCGACCAAGAGATCATCACTTCATTAAGATCACTTGCTGGTGCTCAATCATCAGGTACTTACAACCAAGCGGCTGTATCAGGAACTGCGACTTTCGTAGGGGATGAACACGCGGCATTGGCTGTGGTAATTAACAGAGCGGCGAACAAAATCGCACAAAACACAAGACGTGGTGCTGGTAATTTTGCAGTGGTTTCACCATTAGCATTAACAGTACTTCAGTCTGCTACAACTTCAGCGTTCGCAAGAACAACTGAAGGAACGTTTGAAGCACCAACTAACCAAAAAATGGTTGGAACTTTAAACAGTGCGATGAAAATCTACGTTGACACATATGCTGGCGATGCCACAGACGTGTTAGTAGGTTACAAAGGTTCATCAGAAGCAGATGCGGCGGCATTCTATTGCCCATACATTCCGTTAATGTCTTCTGGTGTTGTACTTGATCCAGGTACTTTTGAACCAGTTGTTTCTTTCATGACTAGATATGGTTATGTTGAGTTAAACAATACTGCTTCATCACTAGGTAACGCGGCTGATTACGTAGAGACTATTGGTGTGTCTAACACATCTTTCAGTTAATCCGTAACTTGAAC